CAGCAGGTCGATACCTGCCTGCCGCATCTCCGGCCAGCTTTCTTTCAGCGCGCCCCAGATTGCGCCGAGGATGTCAGGAATCGCCGCCACGAGCTGCGGAATCGCGGTCACAAGTCCTGTAACCAATGCCGCCAGGATTTCTGTCCCAGCTTCTATCAGCTCCGGTAGATGTTCAATAATCAGGTCAATCGCCATCGGGATGAACGTCGGCGCTGCCGTTGTGATCAGCTGGATGATGCCGTCCAATGCTCTCTGTACCGCTGGGATGATGTTGTTGAGCACGCCGCCTTGGCCGTTCTCTCCCACGATTGTTGTTACGAGGTTTCCGATCAGCGTCGTGATGTCCGCGTTCCCATCTGCCAGTCCGGTCACAAGGTTCGCCCAGGCGGCCTGCATGGCGCCAACGCTTCCCTGGATTGTCGTACTGGCTTCGCTGGCTGTCGTGCCGGTTATTCCCATGTTCTCCTGCACGATATGGATCGCGTCTACCACGTCTGCATATGAGAGCGTCAGGTTCCCGGCCTCATCCCTCTGGGCGACGAATGAGGAATTGAGCTTTTCTGCATCCTCTACCAGCCGCTCCATCTCCGACTTTGTGCCGCCGTAGCCGAGCTTCAGGTTGTCCAGCATGGTATAATTCTGCTTGGCGAATCCCTGATACGCGTTCTGAATGGACTCCATGCTGGAACCCATTTTGTTGGCGTTGTCGGACATATCGGTTATTGCCATATCTGCGTATCTTGCTGCCTCTTCCGTGTTTCCGCCGAGAGACTGCAGCAGTGACGCTGAAAATGACGTCACCGTCTCCATGTACTCATTTGCCGACAGGCCAGCGGTCTTGTACGCGTTATTGGCATAATTCAAAACCTGCTCCGAGCTGTCTTTGAACAGCGTCTCGACGCCGCCCACGAGCTGCTCATACTCGCCATAGCTGTCAATGGCGCTTTTGGTGAGCGCTGCCACTGCTCCGGCTCCGGCGGTTATTCCTGCCGCCATGACCTTTGACGCGCCAGAGATGAAAGATCCCGCCTTGCTGCTGAAGGATTTCCCGAAGGAATCTCCCGCGCTCTTTCCTTCGCCGTTAAATGCCTGCGTCAGTCTGCCCCTAATGCCCTCCATAGATGGCAGGATCTGTACATACGCTGATCCTATTGTCGTACCGTTAGCCATTCAAGTCACCCGTGATAATCCGCTTTCTCTGTTTTTCAAAAGCTTCCGGAGTGTCAAATCCCGTCAGCTTCTTTCTGTCCTGCCGCTCAAGCATCTGTCCGAGCAGAGATTTCGGTGCTTTTGTCCCTTTCCCGGCCGCTTTCGTCTTTGACCAAACAATCCACCGCAATTCATCCAGGATTGCCGCCATAAGGACTGTGTCGCTCCGATATCGCACACCGCTTAGTTTCCTGCATGTGCGGCTGTCCGCCGGAAGACCGCCGGCGAGAATTGCCGCCGTTCTGAGAGGCAACTCCCGCCAGTTCAAAACGTGATATGTCTCCGCCATATCACAGATCAGCTCCTCCTCGCACGTTTTGGATATTCGTGCGAGGCTCAGGAGTTTTTTGCGTTCAGCGCCTCAAAGATCTCGGAGACAATCTCGGTAACAGCCTGTACAGGGACCCTGCCGTCTTCCGCCCTGCAGTGATCGTACACTGCTTTTTTCTGATCCCCGCATACTTTGCTCACAACCTTCGGAATCATCATTCCGTTTCCGTCCTGCAGTTCTGCAACTGCGTCGAACAGTTCCATATCGTCAAGTATGTTCTCATCGATTGTGAGCACCAGTCCGGATTTGGTCTTAATCTCTTTCATCGTCTGTCATTCTCAGGCGGTCTTGAAGTACTCGTATGCTGTATTCCCGTTATCGTCTGCAAGCGCCGTGATTGTCACATTCCCGCGGATCGGTTCGTTGTCCACATAGGTGATGTCTCCGATCTCCGTCACAACGCCCTTCGGGATGACAATCCGGTGCAGAGTATTCTCCGCCTCGATCATGTCCACCACAAACGCATGCTTTTCTTTCTCGGAGTTGTTCGACTTCACGGAGATCCCGCTTGCGAGGCTGTTTCCGGTGACGTTGCTTTCTCCGTGCATGAGCTTCAGGGAGAGAATGCTCGTGGCGTCCAGCAGTGTGAACTGATATGTCTCAGTCTTGCCGTTATCCAGGACAAGCACGGTGTCTCCTCCCCATGCCTTGATGACCTCCGTATCAAGCGACATGGATCTTGTCAGGCCTTCGTCCGAGACATAGCCAAGGCTCTCAAACCCTACATCAAGTGTTCCGTCTGCCGTAGTCGGCAGCGTTGTGGTCAGCGGTGCGAGAGAGATGGCGCCGCCAATTTTTGGTTTTGCTGCAGTTACCATGTTAACCCTCCTTGTAGGTTATCTGATAGACGGCCTGATACCGTCTTTCTTTTGTTTCTTCGTCTGTGAAATTGTAATCGCTGTTCAGGCCAGCCCGAAAGACGTTTGCCTCCTGGTACGGCAGATTCTCCATGACCTGCTTCACCCGCTCATTCAGCGCGGCAGCTTCGTACAGCGTTCCGGCAATGCTCTGAATCGCCACCGTGGCTGTATCCAGCCTGTCCACGCGTCTGGAGCCGGTTTTCTGAATGACGATATATTTCTCCGGCTTCTCATCCGGCTCTTCCATATAAACCGGAAACCATGTATCTGATTCCGACTCACTCAGGGCTGTTGCCAGGTAATTCAGCACAATCGTTTCAATCATGATATGGCCCTCAGCAGCGTGTTGTTTTTCAGGTTGTCTTTTCTGGCCTCCGGCGTCTCCGCTGCAATCTCCGCGTTTACGCGATTTCTACCGGTAAAGGTGTTAACGCCATATCCGCTCCCGAGGCCTGAGGCCCGCTGCCTCGCCTCCGCCTCCAGCATGGATCTCATGCCGTCTGACCGGAGGACTTCGCGGACGCCTGCTGAGTTCAGTTCAAGTTTGACCTTCTTACTCAATGGCTTCCACCCTTACCTTTTTGTTCCAGGCCAGAGGAATCAGATGCTCGATTCCTTCCGTCGGTTTTCCGATTACCTGCCATGTCTGTCCGAAGAACCGGACCCTGTTTCCTTCCCACCGGTGACTGTCTCCCTTCGGTATGCCGAGCGTATATACAGCTTTTCGGCCGGTCAGGTTCAGATCGTTCAGTACCTCTTCGCCTCCCGGTGAATCCGGAGAGACCAGAACATTTTCTACGGGCACTTCAACTTCTTCCCTGATCGGCCGGTTGAACGGATCAGTTTCGCTGCTGACGCTCTCAAGCAGAATAACTGTGATTCCTCTCATGGCATCGCCTCAAAGCAGCCTTCCGGGATCAGATCCTGTACAGGACTGTAAGATCCGATTCTGTTCCCGATCCCCAGCAGCTTTTTTTCCATCTTTGAGAGATACAGTTCTCCCGCTCCTCCGGAGCTGCTCATTGTCCAGCTCTGAGAGTATCCGAGTGCGGAGGTGCTTCCCTGTGAGGCTCCCAGCGGCACACCGTAGTCATCGCCGCTCCCGAGAGCACGCATGACCATGCGGCAGGAAACGACCTTCTTCTTTTCCTCCGGCGCGTCTGGCGCTACGGAATCAATGATAACTGCTGCGTCTTCCAGCAGGCTTTCGCACATGGTCTCCTCATCGGACCCGAACTCCCGCAGCATTCTCCTGGAGATATCGTCTATTGTCGCATACGTCATGCGCTTACCTCATTTCTCTGGCGCTGTCTTCCTCTTTTTCGGCGTCTTTTTCTGCTCTCCGGCCACTGGCTGCACTTCAGCAGCGGGCTTGTGGCCCGCTGCCTTATACTCCTCCACGCGGGATTCATGGACATACATGTCGTTCCCGGTGATTCCGTGGATCATCCTGACCATGATCAGGTTGCAGGCGTAGTCAGTTTGTTGAACACCGTGGTATCCGCAACAAAGCCGACCTCGATCTCTGCGCGAACCGCGAACATGTTCTGCTGGAACAGGTTGATCGTGGTGTTGCCGCTGGTGAGCGTCGCCTCGGTGGAGATTGCCACCTTCACACCCTCAACCGTGCCGTACATAGCCTGCGTCCAGTCTCCTGCGATGCCGACCACATTGGGAGTGGAGCCGGACCCTGCCTTATAGGCCGCCTTGCTGAGGAGAGTGCGGGCACCCAGAATCATCGGGATTGCGCCTTCCGCCACAGAGTTGATAAACAGCGGACGCAGATCGCCGTCCTTCGCACCGAGCAGGATGCCCTTTGCCTGCGGGCTGATGACATAGCCGTTCAGGATGCCGCCGTGGGTGGCAACGTCGGTATCCGCAGCCACGAGGCCGTCATAGGTGTTGCTGCCGCCGATGTTCTGTGCGGTGCAGTTGGCAAAGGTGTCGAAGTTGCTTCCCGGCGCGGTCTCAAGGCCGAACACCGTACCGTCAAACTTCTTCGCCAGTGCGAGAGGAAGACGGGTCACGAGAGCATCATAAAGGCTTGCCGCATCGCGCCGGAACTCTTCAGAGAACGGGACAATGACCGCAAGCTTGTACGCCTGCATGATCTTCTTATCGAGGCCGGGATTAGCGACGGGCTTCACCCCGGTCTCGGTAACCCAGGCCGCTTCCGGGTCTCCCGTGATCACCGGGATCTGAAGGCCGCGTCCGGGCAGTGGAATCTGACGGGCCAGCTGCATAACCGGAGAGGCCTCCTGCGTTTTCTGGATGATTTCCGCGGATACTTCCTGCGGAAGGTCGATATGCGTTCTGTTGGTGGCAACGCCACTTCCTGTAATAGCCATAGTATTATTCTCCTTTACTTTGTCTGTTCATTGAACCAGTCGGCAAATTGCTGTCTGGTTGTCGTTTTTGGTGTTGTTCTTACTTCTCCCGC